AAAGCAGGAGCACTATTCAACTGTTGTTGAATGTGTTTATTTTGCTCGAGGAACTCTTCCCTTTCAGTATTGGACATAATAGTAGTCCATTCCTCACCGGTATTTATATTTTTGAAGTTATAAGACGGCATTGATCTTATCCTTGTACTTGTTCAGTAAATACTTGCGGTCTTCTTGTAACATAATGATCAATTTACTCATCGCTTCATATTCTTTTCGATATTCAGCTGCTTGACGATACTTATAAAGTCCACCATAAATCGATGCCACACCAGATTCAATAAGCTTTTCGGTTTCTTCATTATTATCCATCATTCATACTCCTCGTCTTCATATGCATCCACAATACGATGGACATTCTTTGACCGAAACAGGTTCTTCAACTTCTTTTCCTTGCGATCCTTCTTGACCGCTCTATAATCATCATAATCTTCATAATCATCACGACGAGTATTGTAGTTTTTAGGCTTAGACTTGCTCATGTAGGAATTAGACCTGGGAATGCTTGATTGACAATGTCGAGTGTTACACCTGGATAAGGCAATGTTTTATCTTTAATAGCAAGAAGCAACTTTGCATCTTCCGGGTCAACTGTCTCGAGCAATTCGACATACAATGTTTCTCTACGAAGTTGCTTAAGATTTGGACTACCACCTTCAACAAACAAATACAACTTACGTGCTTCGGTGAATAGTCGGTGTTGTTGGTCAACTAGATCATTTGGTTTGTATGGCGGGTTGCCTTCAGGTAAGGCCCATTTAATTGTAGGATCAAATGCACCACGAAGAATCATGTGTAGCGTGGTAGATTGATTCTGACGAAGATAACCAATCCTTGCGACATCATCAGTAATAGCTGATGCCTTTGAAAGTATTTCTGCAATCCCAAGTTTCATTTATGTAAAGTCCTGTATAGATTCGGTTAGATTTTTAAGACGATTTGCAATAAAGTAGTTAAGCAAATTAGAACTCTTCTTGTTTGCTTGTTCATCATAACTCTCAAGAATCTGAAGTTTAATACCTTCAGGCACTTGAGTCAAGTCAATAAGTTGCTTATTCCGTATGTAATTACGGAAGTTTGGATGATCCAGTTTTTCATCAAGACCAAGATTAATTAGATCATCCATTTTCTTTTGTGTCATCGGCTTCTGGCGGCTGCCTAATACAAAGCAATTGTCGTCAGAAAGAATGTTAGGAATTCCATCGCTAGCATCACCCTTTAAAATATGTTCCGCAAGAAACTTATCTGGATCATTACATGTAATGAACTTCTTCAACACTGGATTATACTGTCGAATATTGATATAACGCTGCAGTTGCTGGAAGTCTTTATCACCAGATAGAATTAGGATCTTTTCATTCGTATTGCCAAACTCGATACAAATAGTGCCAATAATATCATCAGCTTCTGCACTTTCAACATCAATAATTCGATACGGGAAATGTTCTTTAAGTTCACTACGAATCTTATTCAAGCATTCAAAAATAGCCTTCCAATCAAGTTCGGATGCTGCTTGAGACTTCTTGCGATTTGCTTTATAGTAAGGGAAAAGTTGCTTGCGCCAATAGTTCTTATTATCACAAGCAATAACAAATTCACCATACTCTGGACCAAATTTGGTCTTATACATACGAATTGAATTCAGACACATATGTCTGACCATATTCTCTTCAACTTGTGCGTTGGTATGATTACCAAGTTGAACCATAATATTACTTAGCATAACTTGACTCAAGTCAAGAATAATCACTTAATTAATCCTTTGTTTCGGTTTCATTGTTGTTAGTTATAGTTATTCTTATGTTTTCGGCTATACTTAGATTGCCATCATCATCAGTCTCAAATAGATTATTGGCAATAATTTGAAGCGGATGTTCCATTCCATATACTTTACATAGAAATGATCTCACCGCTTCAACTACTAATGCACCATGTTTGGTAATATTGGGATCTTCATCATCAAGATTAAATCCTGCCAAGGATAGTCTATCAAACAACATTGGCATCATATTTTCAAGTGATTCTTGTATATGAACTTGTCTAACATCATCCATGTTCTCGATTACTTCCTCAATGGTTTGAGGCATAATATTTCGAGGGTTGTCTCTTTGCGGAAACAGAACAATGTTATTTGCGTTCATAGTGTATTATATACCTTGTAGTTCATATTGTCAACAACTTTTTTATTTATAATCTTAGGTTATCTTGATTTAAAGCATAGTCGGTTCGAATCATTTGAATGAGACTATGAAGAATACCCATATGACTATCTTCTACAATACCATAATTATTACTCTTTACATGCACAATGCAATCAGCTAACTTATCTCGTACTACTTGACCACCATCAAAACCAACAAGAGCCATGGTTGACATATTTTTCTTTTTGGCTTGTCTAAGTCCTTCAATAATATTTAATGAATTACCACTTGATGATATAGCAATAGCTGTTGCAAATGAGCCATCACCAAGAAATTCCAATTGTCTGGAAAATACCTGTGAATAACTAAAGTCATTCGATATTGCACTAGTCAATGGACCATTCGAGGCAAGACTAATTGCTTTAGTTTTTAGTCCGGTGTCATAATATATGCCTTTATTATAGTCACAACAGAAGTGATCGGCAATGGCAGCAGAACCACCATTACCAAAAATATATACCGGACTACCTAAACTTATTGTAAATGCATTATATGCATCTTTAATATCAGTTTCTGCTACAGTATTCATAGCAACATATAAATCTTTTGCATAATTTAGATAAGAATTAGTAATCATAGACATGTTGCTGTTGATCCTTTGTCTGTGAAATTAAAATTTACTTTCCTGTATTTTGTCATTGCAAGTGAAACCTTATTTTGGCATGATTCTGGTACATAAAACATAAGATACCCACCACCGCCTGCTCCCAATAACTTACCACCAAGAGCACCTGCATTTATTGCTGTATTATACATTTCATCAATATTAGGATTGGATATTTTGGTTGATAGTTTCTTTTTAATATTCCAACCATCACCAAGTAATGAACCAAAATCATTTAGCTTATTCTGCTGTAGATACTTAAGGGCATCTTCTGCTAGATCAACAAGTCGAGTGGTATTATCAAACATAGTTCGATCGTCAACAATGTTTTTTACTTGATCTGAAAGAATATCAGATGTATTTCTACTTGTACCAGTAAAATAGAACATCAAGTTCTGATTTAGTTTTCTAAGAACATTCGCACCAACACTTATTGGTGTAATATCTACATTTGATGCATCAAATCGTATTACATTGAACCCACCATATGTAGCGGCATACTGGTCTTGTTTTCCGATAGGTTCTTTTAACTTATCAATTTCAATTTCACAGGCAGTTTCGGCTAGATCTTTTCTATTATAAAAATAATTCTTTTGATTATAAAGAGCATTTAGTAGACCAACAGTAAATGTTGATGATGATCCTAATCCAGTGCCTTTTGTTGAAACATCAGAGAAACTACAAATTTCAATATTATTACTTATTGCAAAGTACTTTAGAACTTCTTTAATACGTGAATGCTTAATATTCTCGACATTATTAACCACTTCCATTTCGGAATAAACGGCTCTGATATGTGGAGTCTCACATCTATTGACAGCAATTTGGATTTGTCTATCAATAGAAGTTGAAATAACCATGCCTGGCTTTTTATTATAATATTGTGGGATATCCGACCCACCACCGAAAAAACTTATTCTAAGTGGAGTTGATGTAATAATCATGTTGTGCTATACTGAAACGTTTTCTTTGCCAAGTAACGTGATTGAACAGTTGGATATTGTTCCTTCAATGAAACAAGAAGATTTTCCCACTGATTTGCAATCTTGACAATATTGAATCTGTTGTCGGCATATTGCTTAATAAACCGTAAATAATTTTGTGTTTCATCCATATGTACCAAGTCAATTGCTTGACTCAATAGGTGATAAAACTTATTAGCATGTACATTATGATCTTCCTCATATTGGTACATTGATGTTAAATTACCAGATGTATCAGAAAGACCAGCAAGATTAGGATGCAAACAAAGAGCACCAGCACTCATTGCTTCAATCAATGCCCGACTATTACATTCTTGCCAAATAGAAGGATAAGCAAAGATGTGTGCTTGTTGTTGGGCTTCTCTTACTGCCTCGTTTGAAGCATGGCCATGATAAGTGATTTGTGGATGTGTCTTACAGATTTCAAATAGTTCCTTGAACTGATCATCTGCTTGATCCCAACCATAGATTGAGAAACTCGAGAACACATCAAGGTGAATATTTTTTCTTGTTTTTGCAAGTTCAACAAATACAGGTACAAGAAGAGCCAAACCTCTTTGAGGTGTGCTACTATAAATCAATCGAACTTGATCGGTCGATTTGACTTTATATTCAATTGGCATAATAGGTGTATCAATAACTGCACACTTATCATTTGGTGGAACACCCAATAGATTTAGATATTGATTATATTGCCAGTGACCACAAAAGACCATTTTGTGAAAGCGGTTACGACTCGATATATCTTTTAGATGATTGGTCTCTGGATCGTTCGGAAGATCATGTAACCAGTATACTCTAATCTTATCTTCTTCAATCTTTCTTACACGCGAACAAATAATTTGAAAATCATCTGCCAATCCTTCTGGTAGATAAGATGCAACCATTCGTTTAGTTTGTTCAGTGCCGCCGTTTGACTTTACTGAGATTTCATTTTCTTCAAATGCCATTGTATGTCGCATACCTCACTAAATATTTATTATAAGATGTTGATGATGGATCATGTTTGTATAATTGATATAATATAATTTCGGAACCATCTTTGCGAAGTGTAGCAAAGAAAGGATCTGATAAGTCGCTCAATCTTTTGGTTGCAGCCATCAGCGTTTGACCATTGTATATTGCGGTTGGTTGGACCATAAACGAAGAGATATTATTTTCGATTATAAACTTTTGCAATTCTTGTTCTTCTATATTGCATGCCGTGTGCCAATCGCTGTTGGGATGCGCGTTGCAAGTACGTAAGAATTCCCTATTCATTTGATTGGTGTCATTATAAATCTCCACCATTTTGGTATTAAATTTTAACCAATCATCATATGAATTCGTAATGTTATGGTTAGGAAGAACCTCATTTATGTCCTCAAACTTAGATTCTTTGGTCATAAAGATAGGACCATTGAACTCAAATTTTTCAAAGCCTGACATTATTTCTATACTCCCAATGGCTTTTAATCATTAAATCTAAATCATTACTTTTATGTTGATACTTGAACTTTGTTGTTTTAATAAACTTATCAGGATTTGCAACTAGAAAAGGCGGATCACCTATACGTCTTTCACCAACTCTACATTCAATCTGTGCACACAAACCAACAAATAGATCAACTATTTCCTTAACAGTGGTACCATGTCTTGTTCCCAAATTGAACTTCAATGAACAAGGATCTTTATCATCCAAAAACTTATCGGCATGAATAAGTGCTTTACATACATCAACTACATGCAAATAGTCTCGAACACAAGTACCATCGCGTGTATCATAATCATCACCTGTAATTATGAACGGGCTATCTTTACGAATAGCTTTATCACAAAGTTTATTAATAATATGTGGGGTGTTAGGTAATTGACCTATATCGCCATAAGCACCAATTACATTAAAGAATCTAAATGATACTGCTTTTAACTTTAATATTTCATAGCACGAATCAATAATTTGTTCACACCAAAGCTTTGAGCGACCATAGTTATTTGGAGGATCAATTTCACTATTTTCAGTAACTAACTTATCGGTCTCAGCATATACAGCTGCAGTACTGGCAAAGATTAGCTTATGTGTAGGCTTAAGATTTTGTATTAGCTTTAATGTCTTTGCAGTATTATTTTCATAATAACTCAAAGGATCATAAGCGCTTGGACCTAATAGACTATCGGCCGCCAAATGAAATACAGTAGCATTTGGATATTCTTTTAGAATATGTAGCGCTTTTTCAGAAGCAAAATCATCACAAAGAAAATCATCACAATACTTTGTTCTGGTTTTATTATGAGTCCAACATTCTTGTGCCTGTGAATTATAATCAATACCAACCACAAAATAATCGGACTCGTGTAGTACTTTAGTTAGAACTGAACCGATATATCCATATGATCCAGTTACAATGGCGATAGGTTTCATTATACTAACTTAAACCCAAAGCTCTCCATGTGTCTTCTACCCATGAATTCGATATCATAATCATTATTTTCATCGGATAAAAATTCTATAAAAGCTTTATATTCGTGATCTTCATAACCACTATAATTAGCCAATTCATCAAAAAGAAGGATTGTACCGCGCTGAAATCTATTTTTTAGTTTGTCAAGAACATATTTTGTTGACGAATATAAATCACAATCAACATGGCAAAATGCTATTTTATCATCATGTTTTTCTAAAAATCCTTCAAGTGTTTCATTGAACCAACCAACCACTAATTCAACATTAAAGTTAACCTCTGGAAGATCACACTTAAAAAAACCTTTATTCATACCACGGCCCCAATCTTCAGGGAGGCCTTCAAATGAATCAAATCCATACACGGTTTTATTGGTAACAGTGGAAATTCTATTCACAGTTACACCAGAAAAAACACCAAATTCAAGAACTAGACCATCCTTAGGTGAAAGTCTTACTAGTCTTTCAAGTAAAGTATCATTTGTATTATGATCTCTGTTGATCAGATTATCAATCTTTTCTTTAAAATAGGCTTCTTTAAAATTTCTAACCATTATATATCCTCACGTACTCTGTGTCTCAACCCCGACGAACTCCAAGAGTGGAGTCTAGGAATAAAAACAATTTCAATATTTCTTTGATAACACACATCTTCGCCGGTAATATCAGTATCCATATAATCCGAACCGATGAATCTCTTATCCAATTTCCAAACGGAAAATAAGTTTTCTAGATCATTCTCTGTGTCATAAGGTATGACCTGTTTAACATGTGGAAGAGATGTTAATTGTATATATCTTTCCAGTGTAGTCTGAACCGGTTTATTCTTTTCCGGCCTATCAATTGAAGGATCCGTATGCAACCCAACAATAAGTTTATCACAATGTTCTGAGGCCATCCTTAACAAATATAGATGGCCTGGGTGGAGCAAATCAAATGCTCCACAAGTAAACCCAACTATCATGTATTGGTTACATCAAGAACTGCCTGACGCTTAATGAATGCACGACGAAGAGACTTGGCACCAAAATAATGAACGACCAAATCCTCAACAATTCGTTCATCAAAAGGCTTACAACTGAATACATCAAGATACATTTCTTGATTTTCATTTGCAAAATGTGCACAGATATTACTGGTCTCAATCAACTGGACTAGTGTATATCCTGCCTTATTACCTGAACCAAAGTTAACAATTTGTGGTTCACCGTAAGCAACCATATCAATATCCTTGACAAGTTGCTTTGCAAAGTTATAAACATTTTCATAACTTGTCATCTTATCAAGATCACAACCGGCGGCATCAAGAATAGCGTGATAACCCCAGAACTTTTCTTCACCCATTATTATATATCCTTTAGTCTAAACTGCTGTATTTACGGTTTGAGTGTAAAATACACTATCAATTCTAAATGAACGCCAACCATTTTCTTGAACATCCCATGCAGCAACTACATTAGGATTCTTTTGATGAAACTCACGTTCTTCTTGTTGTTCTTCATAGCTATTTTGATACATTTCAGGAAGCATGTGCTTTTGCAAGGTGCACCGCATAATACGTTGTTCACCATTAGTCTTAACAAAATGTACTTCCATCACTTGTTCGCGCAGATCCTTAAGGACCGTGTCACGTTGATATAAACCACTCATTATATATGTTCCTTATTCGGTAAGAAATTTACGATAGTCATTATTGGAATGTAGATGCTCTTTAAGTTGATTATAACCTCCAATATAGAATCCGTCAACAACTATTATTGGAAAAGTTTTAGCATCTGGAAATTTTGTCTTGAGTGTATTTAAAGTAAAATCCACCCCAAGCGTTTGTTCTGCATATGTAATATTACAAAAGGCCAGAAGATCCTTGGCCATATTGCAATAGATACAATCAGCTTTTGAATATACCTCAATCAACTGATTGATTCCGAACCTCCAGCACCAACAACAGTATAGCGCTGAGAAGTAGTTGAAATACCAGCAAAGTAATTGGTAAACTTACCAACGGCTTCTTCAAAAGAGTAAGCCCATACAAGTCTCTTTTGGTCCGAGAAAACAGGTTCAGATGAACCTATTTGATCCATACGGACTCGACCTTCGATTAGATACAATAGTTGTGCTTTGTCTGCCATGATTAACTCCGGGTTGTTATAAAATGTTTCGGTTGCCATTGCGGGCATTTCCCTAACACTTGGGTTTATAGGTGTGGTAAAAGATTGTTCTGTATTCATAATTTGGTTATATGTATCATCATTACCAAATGTTTCATAATCAAATTCGATTGGTTCTTCTGCTGAAGTCTTAGGCTTATTCTTACTTCCGTGTGGTCTTGGCATATTAATAATATTCCTCCTCAATTTATCTAATAATTTCCATATCAAGTCTTGCAACTCCTCTTTCGTAGAATCCTAGAAGTTGTGCCGATCTGGCACTAAGATCAAAATCCCTACCTCTTATATATGGACCACGATCATTGACTCTTGCAATGATTGATAAACCATTCTCTGGATTAGTGAATCGAATCATAGTATTAAACGGCAATCTTTTATGAGCTACTGTCAATCCATTTGGATCGAATCTTTCACCATTTGCGGTTATTTTACCATGACGATACCATGATGCTGTTATATATCTTGGTCGTCGTGGCGGCCTTACACTTACGATAAAAGCTTCCAGGTTCTCTTGAATTTGGGCAATAACTTCATTGTCATCGGCTGACAATAATTCAGATACAGCTTGTTGGCTGTTATTCTCTTCCTCTATATGAGAATTGTTGATTGTTGTATTACTATACGTTGAGTCAATATTGACTAATAAAAGTATGCCCAAACTCAAAAGACCAATCATTATGGTCTTTAACACGAGTTTGTCTCCTATTTTTTGATTATGTATTTAGGCCGCTGCTAGGGCTTTAAATCTATCCGCTGCAATGGAAGCAGCAAATGCATTTGGCTTTACTTGTGCTTTAATATTGCAAGTACCAAGTATATATCCAACTGCTTGAGTAACAACACAAGATGATCCATGTCGTTCATCAGGATTTAGATCCAAATGAATTTCAGTCATACGATTACCAATGCATTCAGCCAATTTAAAATAAAGTTCGGCAACTTTATAAACTTCATTCATCAAACGAAGTGATGGACGAGTAATTCTATGATCAAAATCTGGTTCACGAGTTACTTCACCGAAAATTTTTGCTCCATGTTTGCCATCGATATGGATAACAACCACTGTTGCATAATCTGCTACCCATTTACCATTAGGTAGTTTGATGCGTTCTGAATCACCACCAATATATATTTTAGATTGCATTGAAGAGTTGGTAATATATCTTCGAACTTCATCAATATCAAATGTCATAGTATTCTCCTATGAGTGTATTATATCATACTTTTGTGACAAAGTCAATCTTTTTTAAATGTGCTTTGTGAACTTTAATCATTATCCACTCATTGTAGTACTGTTCAGATTCCAAAACACATAAGTCAAATTGTAACTTTGCTTCAAAATAAGACATTTCACCTCTCATTTTGCATAATCTAAGAATCTCTCTAGTAAAATTCTCTTCACCTAAATCTAAAACATCTTGACTTAGAACTTTATTTGATCCCCAGTATTGTTTCCAATCAGAATCAACCAAGAACTTTTTCTTCTTGCCTTTTACTTTTTTTGTTTTACTAAACTTTAAAAGCTTTTTACCAATATAGATTCTATTGGTTTTTAGATTTGTTATTTTATATACAAATCCGATGAATCCTTCAAGTAAGGATTCATCAATTTCTTTTTCATTATAAATCCACATGAGGGAACTCCATATTCCCTCATATTTAGACCTTTATTTTTACTTAAAAATTTTCTCTTCCACCATCAGGCCATTCATCATCTTCGTCTTCTTCATCGGATTCAATTAGTGCTTCAAGTAAAGTATCAAGCACTGGATCAATATCCATGCATTCATCTAACGTATCACAATCATAATTCTGAAATGCATCAATAAGTCCCATATAAATGAGCTTACGAACATTATCATCTACTACATTTTCTGCAATAATTTCTGCAACATCACTAAAAAGTGACGATCCTGAACTCCATCCCATTTTTATTTTTCCTTAATATACTTTGTTAGCTGGTCTATAATTATCCGGGTGCGTTTGGCTATGAATAACATAATGGTGTATATGTATTTTTGTACCGTCCGAACCTGTATGAATTTCCGGTTCATGCACACCTTTATCATTAACATAATCTGGATGCGGTTTGATGTGTGTATCTGGTGGAAGAACCGTTTCGTGTTCTTCAAAATCTGAATGCTTCATCACAGGAAGACCTAGATCATTAGCTTTGGCATGTAAATGTATAATATGAATTTTACCTTTTTTACCTTCAGGTGATGCTTTTTTTCCTTCAGACCATTGATGAGCAAATACATGAGCTGTTTTTTTATCATGTGTTAGCGATGTAAAAGCTCTAAGTTTTGTTGACCCATCGCTTTCTTTTTGCCATTTTCTAGGATCGCTATATACACCGGAATATAGGTTAATATTATGACCTATAGGCCGGGATGTAGCTTTGTGTAATCTTTTGGCAAATCCATATTCACTATAATGTATTGGACTCTTAGGCTTTAATAATGTATTGTTAATTTCACCACTTCCACGGCCTTTTTTACCTGTATAACTTTCGACATCTTCTTTTTCTGAACTATTTAATTTTGGTATTTTTTTTAAAACAGATGTTATCGAATTTGAATTCTTACCTATATGAGAATTATCATTACGTTCTCTCCAACCAGATGTAATGGTAGGTAATCTATCATGTGGTAATTGTTCTAAATCTTGTTCTTCTTTAAGATTTACAGAAAGTGGTGCTATATGTTTAAAATGTATATAAGGATATTCTGGTTCTTTAATTATTTTTTTGTTATTTTCTAATTTACTTATAACCAAAGATGCTTTGTCTATTAATGTATTGGATTGTGTCATTTATAAACTAAGTCCTTTCATACTTTCTGTTGATACATCTTTCTTTACACCACCGACAATGTAAGATGTAATCTGTGTTTCCTGCGGTGCTACTTGAACTTCTCCACCACTAATCCATTTTTGTGTCCATGGAAGTGGATTCGAACCTGTCTTATATATCAATGGCAATCCAACGGCTTGTAAACGTCTATTGGTGATCCATTCCACATAGTCTTCCAATAGTTCTTTATTCAAGCCGATCATTGATCCATCTTTGAATAGATATTCAGCCCACTTTATTTCTTGTTCGGCAGCAGACTTAAACATTGCTACACATTCATCTTTGGTCTCAGTTCGAATAGTTGCAAAATCAGGATCATCTTGAGGTAGAATTTTTAATAGTTGTTGAGTACTTGCAAGATGTAGGTTTTCATCACGAGCAATCAACTTAATAATCTTGGCATTACCTTCCATCTTCTTCAATTCAGCAAATGCCCACGAACAAGCAAAGCTTACATAGAAACGGATACCTTCAAGAATATTGACAGACATAAGAGCCATCCAAAGTGCCTTCTTATGCTTATAAGAATTTGGAATTAAATGTACATGACTACCACTAGTTGCGCGTTGGTTTAAATCAATCAGATTATCATAATATAAACTAATATCCTTAGCACAATTTACAATTTCTTCCATGTCAAGGATTCCATCAAGCACTTTTGACGGATCACTATAAACATTACGAATGATATGTGTATATGAACGTGAATGAACGGATTCACTAAATGTCCAAGCAACAATCCAATTCTCTAATTCAGGCAATGAACAAATAGGACCAAATGCTGCAGATGGTGCTCGCCCTTGAACTGAATCAAGAAGGATTTGTCGCTTTAAATTACTAGTAAAGATATGTTGTTCATGTGTTGATAGATCACGGAAATCTTTACTATCGCGAGTCAAGTCAACTTCTTCCGGTACCCAAAAGAAACCCATCTGTTGTCTTGTGAGTTTTTCTAGAAACGGATACTTTTGTTTATCAAATCGTGCAATAGTTGGAGCATCATCAAAGAATGCACGAACCTTTAGATGATCCTTTTTATTAGTTGAATCAAATACTTTATATGTCATTTAGGTCTCCTTGATTTCATAAAAATATTCTTCAGAAGTTTCTACTTGTCTGGAATTTTCAACGGAATATTCATTCATATCAATTTTGTATCCAGGATTACCGGTTATACGATTTTTAGTCCAAGCATCATCGTGCCAAATGATTCTGTTATTTGGATAAGCAAAAAAATTACCGTCATTCATCTTAAACATATGAGCACATTTATGTTCAGGAGTCTCGGAGAAATTAGTATTTAATACAGCTTTATTTTCCCAAGACCAATCCATGGTAAACATGTAAATGCCTGAATGTTTATTACCACGAAAATCTATTAATTCAGCTTTTAGATTAGCAAGCCTATTTCTTATTTGAACATCGACGTAAGGAGAAAAACAATCCCAATACATATGAACATTCAAATTATGTACCGGAGCATATGGCTTCCAACAAAAAGCAGTTATTGGTCGCCTAGTCCAATTCACTCCATTCTCTAAAAATGCTTCAAAAAGAGGAACTCTTTTCTCGAGAGATGCTACACTATGAACATCACATAAAGTATATTCGTCCCAACCTTGTTCATGATTAAATAAGTATTCGTTTCTTATCAAACATGTAAACGTAGGTAGATTATGATTTAAATATGCCATTAGATTTTACAACTTTCACAATCTTCTTCATAAATTTCTGGTACTTGATTATTTGTTGGTTCAATATTTGCCTCACCAGCACCATCTGCAGTATTAAAATAGTATAATTGCTTGCCACCATACTTATAAAACATAATTACATGCTTGATAAGCTCTGATAAAGGAATTTGGTCATCATTATAGAACTTAGGATTATAACTAGTATTAACAGAAATACCTTGATCAATAAACTTCTGTAACACAGCACAGATCTTCAAGTATCCTTCAGGTGACTTTTGATCCCAAAGTAAATCATACTTATTCTTAAGTCTACGAACTTCTGGAACAACCTGCTTAAGTACTCCATCTTTAGATGTCTTAACAGACACCAAAGCACGAGGTGGTTCAATTCCGTTTGTTGAATTGGAAACCTGAGCACTTGTCTCAGATGGCATTAGAGCCATTAAAGTGGAATTACGAATACCATGTTCAGCAATAGATAGACGTAAACCATTCCAATCCATATTATATACCGGTTTTGCCAATTCGTCAACATCTCTTTTGTATGTATCAATCGGAAATTGACCATAATGATATTTTGTTTGATGTGAGAATAAACATTGACCCTTTTCTGCTGCAAGATCAACGGATGCCTTGATCAAGTAATATGACCATGCTTCTGCATATTCATGGATCTTTTGTAGACCTTCAGAAGTTATATGCTGATAGTTAAGGTCATTACGAGCAAGCCAGTAAGCAAAATTGACAATACCAATTCCAAGTGGTCTTCTCGACATGGTCGACCGCTTGGCCGCCTCGATTGGATAATTCTGATAATCGAGCAACTCATCCAACGCACGGACGCTAAGAGTACAAACACGTTCAAAATCATTAGGATCACGGATTTTTCCCCAATTAATTGCTGCTAAAGTACAAAGACTAATTTCACCAGATTCATCATCGAGACTATTTAATGGCTTAGTAGGAAGATCAATTTCTTGACACAAGTTGGATTGTCTAATCGGTGCCATATGTTTATCAAACGCACCATGATCATTTGCATGGTCAACATTCATAAGATAAATTCTACCTGTATCTTTACGTTCCTGTAAGAATGTAGAGAACAGATCAATAGCAGACACGACTTTCTTGTTTATAGCTGGATTCTTTTCTGCTGCTTCATAAAGTTCACGGAACTTATCAACGTCAACAAAGAATGCATCATACATGTCTTGAACATCATGTGGATCAAATAGTGAAATATTACCACCAGTCAGTAGACGTTCATACATAACTTTATTGAATTGGATTGAGTAATCCATATTTCGAACACGATTCTCATCAGTACCTTTATTATTCTTAAGTACTAGAAGATCCTCAATCTCTTTATGCCAAAACACCGTATGAATAGTTGCTGAACCACCGCGAACACCACCTTGACTACAAGACTTAGTTGCTGCCTGAAATAGCTTATAATATGGAATATTACCTTCGGATGTAGCATCACCATTACGAACTGGTGTTCCAATTGCACGAATAGAACCAGCACCAAGACCAATACCAGCCTTCTGACTAATATACTTTACAATTGCGCCAGTTGTTGCAATAATAGAATCAAGTGAGTCACCAGCCTCAATCAATACACAAGATGAAAACTGGCGTTGTGGTGTTCTAAGACCCGCCATAATTGGTGTTGGCAATGAGATTTCGAATGTAGATACTGCATCATAGAAATCCTTGACCCACTTCAGTCGAGTTTCTTTTGCATAATTACGAAATAGAGTCATAGCAATAAGCATAAACGCCATTTGAGGTGTTTCATAATATTGCTTTGTTGCTCTATTCTTAACTAGATACTTACCACGGAATTGTTCCATACCTGCATAAGCAATATTAAAATCACGATTGTGATCAATATGTTTATTCAGACTTTTCATTTCATCAACAGTATACTGACTCAAAATATCTTTATCATAGAATCCTGCTTCAACATTTTCATAGATGTGAACACTAAGATCCCATGGATCAGGACCACCATAGACTTCCTTACGAAGTGCATAGTTAATCAATCGCGATGCAACATATTGATAGTTTGGAGTATCAACATCAATCAGTTCAGATGCTGCCTTGATTAGAGTCTCGTGAATATCCTTTGTTTTAATATTATCATAAAACTGAACTTGAGACTTAAGTTCAATCTCACTCTCAGAAACACCAGTGAGATTTTCACAAGCCCAAGCGACTACACGATGGAACTTTTCCAGATTTAGCGGTTCATGTCTACCATCCCGCTTTGTTACTCTAATCATTTGTTATTACCTTACTTTTCTGTTAGAAACTTGAAATATACAGACAATTCATTCCAAGCTGATTCGGCCACAAGTCTGTGTTCTTTTTGCGTACCATTTTCCATACGCAACTCGCAGTAATGAAACCAGCTACGAAGAGTACCGTTCATATACATACGAGATCTAGTCAAACCTTCAGGAAGTACTGCTCTAGCTTGTTCCTTAGCAATACCATTGCTGATTGCCCAATCATATACATCTCTAGACTTCACAATTAAAGATAATTGTCTCCTATTCCATTCGGCCGTCAATTCAGGATCATCTTCAACCTCAATACTATTCTGTCGATTCTTAAAATCTTGAAGTCTTGCTTCTCGAGTTACGAACCCAAGATCCTTTGTAGGATCAGCATAGCGTTGTGAAAATTCTTGAAACGAGAATGAACGATGACGTAGAATTTGTCGAGCAATGTCACGAGTTGTATCTATCTCCATAACTATATTAACCATCTCGAAAATCGAGAAGTGTTTGTTTTTAATACAATACCTAAGCAACTTTTCTGATGTACCAGTATTCATTTGATTACTGGGATTGGACACTCGAGCTGCATAAGCAATAAATTTATCTGCTGAATCAAGTCCTTCAATTAAAGGATTAGTAATAGCAACTATTTTTGCTGTGTTCATTCACTCACCTCTTCATGTTCTTTAATAACGCGTTCAGCCTCATCAGTCAATACTTTGAGGATGCCAATCTTTGCAAAAGCAATCAGAGCTTCATTATCAAAGTCAACAACCATAGTACCAGAACCGTCATCATTATCTTTAAACGAAACAACATCGAATTTCATGCTTTGCTCCACATATTAAGTGTCAATTTGGCTTTGAGGTCTCTATAAGTATTTGTGTCAATTATATATCTGACGAAATCAGCAGACAATCCATTCAGGATCATATCATTCACGTCCTTATGTTCAAGGTTACTTGGCCACACACATACATTATAACCATTTATTACAGCTTTGTCAATCTTTTGTTTAGTCTCTATACTGCGTGGTTCATTATCATATACGACTACTAGGTTCTTCTTGGGAATATCTTTTACAGTAGAAACAAGATCACCACCAGCAGTAGCAATTGAATTAGGTACAAACATTGAATCAATCGGACCTTCAAACACATATACCTTTTTATCATAGTCAACTGTATCCAATCCATAAACTTTCGGTACATCTTGATCATATACAATAGTAATATACCGGAGACTTGATTCCCTATTTAAAGATCTACCTTGAAAAGCATGCATCTTATCATCTTTAATAAAAGGAATCAAAAGTCTAGGTTCATCATATAACAATGATTCATCACTAAATTTTTCAGGAATAAAAGTATTGACCCATGTAAAAAACTTAGGACAATAAAACATTTTTGAATGAAATGTATTTGGGATTTGTCGACCTACAACATATTCTTTACAAAAATGATCTGCAGGCAATTGACTAATTTTTTTAAGTCCTTTGAGCGGTCCATCCTTAATAAACAAAGGTGTTTTCATTTTTGCAACGAATTGCTCAAATTCATCCTTTTCTTTATTAACTACTTTACTATCCTTGAGCAATTCAATATTATAATCACTATATAATTGAAAGTCAATAGTTTTCAAAAAATTAGGGAAGTTTTTGGTAGCACCACAATTATGACAATGAAATAAAGTATTACCTTTTTTTTCATAAATGTAAGCCCTGGCTTTTCTGGTATTGGTGGTCGAATCACCACAAAGTATACATGAGAAATTAACCAGGGTACCAGACTTACGTTTGTAATTCCTAAGTCTAGGTGACACCATATTTAAATATTTTGAGTCAAGCCAATTCATAACTATAATCCATTTTGTAACCTCACTAGGATTATAACATGGCCAGAGAAAAAGTCAACTATAGTTTTTTGTTATTAACTTGAAACGTTGAAAAGTACTTTCATAATATGAGATGCAAATAGACCTATTATTGTAATAGCGCCTAATGCCATATAAAATCTTTTTTCAAGATAATCAATTTTGGAATTTTGTGCACTATTTTCCTTTGTAAAGTATTCTTTTAGAGCAGTATTTTCGATTTTAATTGTAGAATAAACATCTTTTAAAGTAACGTCAATTTCAGTTCTACGTTTTTCCATTGACGAAACAATATTTTCATAAGTTTTTTCTTGTTGTCCGATACGATGCTCATGCACAGCGAGCATTTTTGAAAGATCAGAGGCAACAACAGCAAGTCTTTGAATGGCATCATCTATCTTATCAAAACGCTCTTCTGGATTCATTTCATTGTCCTTTACGTTTTAACATTGGGGCTATAATACGCAACTTCTTTTTCTTTGGATAAACACCCGGCTCACCTTTTGGTCCAACACCGATACCATCAACTCCACCACCTCCGGCGGAATTAAAAGCCCCAGTTGAAGCCATATCTTCTTTGATTTTATCCATTATTAATTTTCCGTAGTGCTAAAACAATTTTTGTATCTAGAGGTATAGTGTCCATATAAACTATATTGTGTTCACCTACGTTATTTATTTTTTCAGGAAGTGCGTTAATTAAAATTAGAAAAGGCTTAATATGATGAAACTGTTTTTCCGCTTTTAAAAATAAAATTTTAGCTAAATGTTTATTAAAACAATTATGGAGAGTTATAATATGATTGAGGATCAATCTTTCTTTTAACTCTCCAGTTTCACAATAACGAGTAAGTAATTTTTTAATATACTTTATTCTGTCAAGATCTTCCATGAATTCATCAGTAGATGTCATTCCAAGATTATCATACACTTTCGCGCAGTAAATCAAAAAGTTCTCATCAGTCAAATGTTCATTCATTAGGTAGTTTCATAGATGCCGGAAATATCAAAATGTGATGTATTACCTGTAAACCAACCTACAGGTGTTGTGTTTTTCCAGGCGAGATCTGTTGTTGATCCGCTGTAATATAGACCTAAAATAGAAGCGTTGGATGATACATCAACAATTCCGCCGATATGATATATCGAAGCGGTATTTACGTTATGAAGTGAACCGCCTCTGATTGAAATTGTCGCAACAGAAGGAAATGGAAGAGTAATTTGATATTGACCGCTACCGTCAGCAAACGAAGATACGTTAGCATAATTCACATATACACGAAAGTAACAAAGATTTCCTGTTTTAGTATAATTTCCGGTTTGTGTCATTCCAACAAGAACGTTACCGGTGTTGGTTGTAAAGTTTGGATTAAATGATGCGGTTGATGTAGTAAACGCTGTATTTTGAGTCGTATTATCGTTAAATCTGATGCTTGTATTTACAGTCAAATTATCGGCAACGATTGATTGACTGTAATCAATAGCGTTTAACGATGTGCCGGTAACAGTTGTATTAGTTTTGTCATATACAGAATGAAGAATAGAATAAAATCCGCCCAAACTCATTCTTGCCACATTTGTTAAACTAGGTATCAACACTTGGGAATTATTTAACGTCAGCACAGAGCCGGCACTCTGAGTTATTGCATTCGCTGTATTAGCTGCGGCATAAACAATGGTGTCGGAAATTTGCAATGTTCCGGCAGCTAAATTCGTCGGACCCATAGTAACAACTGCTTTAGCCAAAACTCCGGCAGAAGCGTTATTTACAACAACAGTACCATAATTACCGCCAATCATGACCGTTGTGCCGCTACCGCTGATATTCAACGAAGCCGATGATAAATCACAACCTCTAAAATTTACATAAGCGTTTGACGTTTTTGTTGCCGCTGTTGATACAGTGCAACCAATAATATCAACTGATCCTACTGACGAATTTGCTGTAATAACAAGGTTGGTCATTTTCAGACCATCGATAGTGCAACCGGTAGCAAGAGTTAAAGTACCGGTGAGCGTTGTATTTTTACCTATTAATTCGTGTGTAGTTAAAACGGTATATTGAGTGTTAATTGTTACATTTTCTGGATAATCACCCGCATGTAGAATAATTGTTTTTCTTTGACCGGCAGCTGTAGTTTCGAAAGCGGCAGCAGCTAATACTTGCGCTCGCGCAATTGTCTTGACAGGATCTCCAATAGTTCCGTTACCGCTGTCATCAAACGCGACAGGACTTACGTGAATTTCTGAACTGTATCCCGTGATATAAGGACTTACGGCGTCTAAAGCGTTACTGTACGTAATTTGTTTCGTTGTTTCGTTGTACTGCAAAACTCTTTTGGTGGCATACGCAGAAGTCGCGCCGTTTTGAGATAAAATGTAATTGTTTACAGAAAGGCTAGCATTGATTATTACATTTGCGCTGTGGGTGTGAACACCACTGATTGTATACGTGCCTGCAGTGTTAACATAAGAGGTTGATACCACCCCGCCTAGATATGTCGCGTTATTAGCCGTTAAGTTATTAGCAAAATTGGCTACGGTAATCGTTTTTGTATTAGCTGCACTCGATGGATTTGATAAGATAACTACCCTGTCATTTGCAGACAGGGTAGTTGTTACCGCTAACTCACTTACTTTTTTAGCGTCATTCGCCATAAGAAATACTCCTAGTTTTTAGTAGTATTTATTATGATTCGTGCAATACGCTATCGTCGCTTGCATCACCAACAAGTGCTGCGGTACCATATGGAGCAGTTTGAGCACCGAGTGAACCCATAGCTACTAGTGTTTCAAATTGAACACGACCCGCTCTACCACCAGTACCTTCTTTTCTTACAACCCAACCAGCATGTGCAACACCTTGGTTCTTTGCGCCACGTGTTAAAATAACCCCGGTTGCAGTATCACCAGTTAGTGTATGAGTTTCACCCGCCACAGCAACTGTTGTAGCAATATCAACGTTTGTACCACCTCTTGTTGTTGAAAGGGCAAGAGCAGTTGTATTGGCAAATGTTACATAGTAGAATGTATTACCGGTAAGACTAGGAATCGCGGTATTACCTGTTGGAACACCATAATAGAGTCTATCACCTGCCTGGAAACGTGAGTTAGCAGTTGCAAGTAAAAGAACATCGGCTGTATTACTTACGCCTGATGTATTAGCTGTAATATTTAAAGCGGATGGAGCTGAGATTACAACGCGTGGATTTGTAACATAACCGGAACCATTTGCTGTAATATTGATTGCGGTGATTTTACCACCAACACCGGCAGTTGTATTAGCAAAAGCATTTGCTGCACCGGATGTTCCACCATTTGTTGCAGTAATAGTTACAGTTGCATTTGCACTATAACCAGTTCCACCATAGGTTACTCTAGCAATAGACAAAGCGCCATTACTATAAGCCATTTCTGTGGCATCAATACCATATATACCGACAGCTAAATTAGCTTGAAATGCGCCGATTGTTGTATTATTGAACATTGCTGAATCAACGGATGCACGTGAACCGGTTGATGTATTGCCAAAGTGTGCATTTGCACCATCGGCACGATTTACTTGGTCACCCTTTACAAGAGCGTATGTTCCAATTGGAGCCCCATTTGAAGACTCCTTTGTTGTTGTACTATTAGCTGTAACAGCTTGGTCGTTTCTACCCCAAAGTGGCATGGTTTTACTCCTAAATTGTTTTTCTTATTTATAAAAAGAATTATATTAGAGATGCTTATCTGCAGCGGCTCTCATTGAATCACGACTAGCATGAACAGAATCAGCAAACTTATTTTTTTCCTGTGTAGTTTTCATGGAATCATGAACAGACTTCAATTGTCTTGCTAGAGTCTTGCCGACTTTAGTCTTGGAACCATCTTTATGTTCAAAATGTGGTTCTCTACCTTCAACGGAATGTGCAATCTTTTCCAGTTGTTGCATTGGATGCTTATGTTGATCATCATCCATACCAGGCTTCTTTTCATCCGAAAGAACGGCATTGGTCACATCACCCTTTGCATATTTCTTATCTGAATCAAGCCCTGGTGCTGCAATTTCAAAGATTGACTGTGCAATTTCATCAATACGAGCAAGTTCATCGGCTGTAAAGTCTTCTTTTGTAAGTTTATCGGTTGCCTTAGCAATACCACGAATTCTCTTTGAGGCTTTTGCAGCAGTATCTAGATCACCAGTCTTGGCAGCCATGTATGAATGCTTGGTAGCATCATCACTTGCTTTCTTTACATATGAGCCAAGAGTCGACTTTGATACTTCATCAAGTTGTTCATCTTCTTTGATTGCCTTACCGATAGCTTTACGACGATTCTTCAAATAACTGTCTGACTTATCAACATCTCCATCGTTATCAACGTCATCATCTTCTTTACCGACTGGATCAAGTTTCTTTTTCTTCTTTGAAGTAGATGTATCTTCATCACTCTCGGAACGATCATCTGTTTCTGGATCTACTTCAACTTGTGTCTTACCACCGGTAAGTTTTACATCGTCTTTCTTTTCGACGATTTGACGTGCAGCAGCAATTAGACTTGCCGAGAGTCCAAAGTTTGGTAGTGACATTGTTGGTTTTTCCTCTACAATTTTTGTTTTGATTGAATCTGTTTTACTCAAAGTTGATTTTTCAGATGTTGGTTCTACGTCATCCATACGCGCAACATTCTTGATTTTTTCACGCTTCTCTGTATTTGTTTCTTCACCCATAACATGCATCCCAAGATTTTTATGCTCTGGCATCTTCATATCTTCACCGCGACTTTTCAATACATGATTAACTGCTAACAATTTTTCACTTGTATTTGTATCCATCGAGCCCTTCATATTTCTCTGATGACTTTCGGACCAGCGCTTATGCATATCTTTTAGATGATCTGTATCGTGATTTGAATAGGCCTTGACCAAAGGCTGATATGGCTTATCGAATACAAACTTCTTGGTCATCTTTGCTTCTGTAACTGTTTCTTCTTTAGACATTTGCATTACTTCCTTGGTTCGTTTTTCAGCATCGGCAGTACGTTGTTTAATTAGTTGTTCTTTGTTTGATTTACTTGCTGCACGTTTAGCTGTACTCATTGCGGCAATTCTAGCATTACGTTGAGCACCATCAGCAAAGCCCCCGCCGGGTGTTCTAATAGTACGTTTTTGTAATTCCGATTCAAATGTCATTTACCTATAGACCTTAGCATCCATTTGTGTTTCTCATGAATATCAATACGATCTTGGATAAAATTGGATAGGCCATGCTTATCAGAAGATTCAGCTAATTCGAGAGCTTTATTAAGTTCATTAATAATCTTTTGATTATCCAACTCCAACTCAGCAAGCATTGCTTTGGCTGTTGGTACATTAGATTGGTCATTAATCACCGAAAGTTGTGAATAACGACTTAGACTTCCTGGAGCATATGCATCGAGTGTTCTGATATGCTCGGCAATTGCATCTACAGCAGCCCAGATTTCATTGTACATACCATCAAGAAATGAATGATATTGAGGGAAATTAGGGCCCTCGATATTCCAATGGAAGTTATGTGTCTTTAAATAAAGAGCAAATGAAGATGCCAAAACCACCTTCATCTGTTGAATTAATTCATTCATTACTTCTTTGCCTTTCTTTTAGTCTTTACAACCCTAACCTCGGCAACAACCTCTTCTGCTTTCTTTTCAACAGCATTTGTAACAGCAGCAATTTCTTCTTTGAACTTATGCAATTCCTTCTTGGTGCTCTCCGCAACCATTGCAGCTTCGTTCTTTAGAAACTTATCAGTCAAATACCAAATAAGACCGCCTACTGCAGCAACAATACTAAAAAATACAAAAAATTCCATTTTTATTCTCCTCCACCACCACCTGAGCTTCCGCTCTTTCCAGGTGGATGTTTTTCTATTTTACCAGATGCCATTCTAATCGCCACCATTGACGTAGAAACTTCTTTACGATTACCCGTGGATCCTTGCGGAACACTAAGTTCTTTTATATATTCTTTAAATTTTAACAATCCCATGCTCTACGTGACCAGTAATTTGCACTTGCTTTATTAGTTAAATTGCCTTGACCACTTGAACGAGCGCAATATGAGCGTTTACGAGCAGGGATATTCTTTTTAATACTCAAATTTTTATCACCAAAATTAACTTTTTGTGCTTTACCATCACCGTCAGGATCCACATATACTTTTGACTTCTTAATATCACCTTTCATTGGTTTATTAAGAGGCACTGTTTTACCTTGATATGTAGCTTCACGCACTGCTTGTTTCACTATTTGTTTAGTTGTTTTACCTTGACCCGGTGTATCACTTTTATAAATGTTTGTTGCAGAATCTGTGCCATAAAATCTAGAACTGGAATCATTTTTATTTGTTGATTGCGGTTCAGTTGTACAAGACTCTTGGGCGGCTTTTAAAGCATCAGCAGTTGGAGCACCTTTTGATCCAGGCTTACGCATGCGCTCACCCGAACCTGCAGCAATTCGTTTACGCTTTGCGTGAATATTATCCCAAAGGCCTCGTTTTTCTTCCAAATCCATAATACACCTCTTATTTTTTATTATTTATAATTCAATGATTCTTTGATGATACGCAAAACAGTATAAGTAACACTCTCTTTTACCGATTTTGGCTTTTCCTTCATTCCATTTCTTATATCATTATACATATCTTTAACATGTTCCGGTTTCATAGCAGATGGTGCACCTTTGGCAAAATTTTCTTCATCACCTTTTTGTGCAAGGTCTCGCATTTTTGAAGCAGACATACCTTCAGCGCCTTCAGCATCAGGATCTCGTTGGCCTGCAGATTGTATGTTTATATGTTTAAAGTTATAGTAACCATGACGTGCGGAAACACCATTATATTTTCCGGTTAGTTTTTTAAATTCTTCAACTCTATCTTG